CCTAACGTAACGTCTGACTGAACCGTACCAGTAAACAGAATGTTTGCACCTGCACCATCAATGATTGCTTGACGTGTAGAAAGGTTTAAACGATTTGAACCTGCCACTTGGATAGTTTCACCCGCTTTTACAACTAAGTTAGCTTGGAAAGCTGTTACCGCTAAGGTTTGGGTCATTGTGTCTTTAGCGCCAACGTATGTTGCTGTTGGTGCCGCTGTTAATGTACCCGCTCTGTCTGCTCCGGCTGCGATAGTATAGCTATCTAAAGTCGTTGCCTTCATAACCTTCATACCAGCAAAATCTTCTGTGATAATAGCTTTACGATGCGCTGCTGAGAAATCACCTGTTGGAATGTTACCCAAACCACGATCAACACCTGCTAGAGTTGTTTGTGTATATGGGTTAACCGTATAACACCAGTCATTATCCATTGGTACACCTGAGCTTTCCATCATTGCGCCCGCTTCTGCGATGTGCGCCCATGTTGAAACTGCTGTTCCGGGCGCTCCAACTGAAAGGTTGCCGTTTTTCATCATATAAGATGCGAAATCAACCTCTAAGTCAGTCTTGATGCGTGTTGCCATTGGTGCAATCAACTGCTCTAGCTGACCCAAGTGGATAGCTTCTTCGACACGAGTAAACTCAACATCAACAGTGAACATATCTTGAACTGTGCCTGTTGCTTTACCTGTTACGATGTCAGAGCGAGTGCCGCCTGAAATGTCGCCATCAGATGTACGTTTTGAAACGTAATCAGTAGGACGTTTGAAATCAACGGTTGCGCCGCTGTCTGGATTGAATCGACCCGCTAAAAGCTGGGTATCAACATTTTTTGATAACACTCGACTTGACTCAAAAGAGTCTGTAAAGACCTTCGCAAGCTGTCGGGTGACGTTACTTTCTAAATTATTAGCCATGATATTTTATATCCTATGAGAACACTGTTCCTTTTTCGCCTTGTGCTTGAGAGGTCGAAACCCCACCTTCAACAACGGTTTCTGGGTCAAGTGCGTTTTGAGTTTTTGGTCTAATCGACAAACTATTGCCAATTTCAACCGCCTTCACAAGGGCTTTTACAGGGTTTACCTTAACCAATTCTACAAGTTCAGCAGCTTTTGCCGGATTTTAGCCATGATAACTTTAGATAAGTCATTACCTAAAACATCAATAGCTTTATCCTCAAGCTCTTCGTAATTCTTCATCTTTAGAGAGTTTGCGCGATCATAATGTTCGCCTATGCTCTCCTCCAATTTAGCATCTTGATTGACTTGAGTAGTTTGAGTTTGACTTTGTTTTACGAGTTGCGCGACCTGCTCTTGAGCAGCCTTTGTAATTCGTTCGCCGTCATACTTATCTAGTGCTACCGTGTACTCTGCCGTTGTTTCAAAGTCATCTTCGTCTGGTCGAGACACAAGGGAGTCAGCTTGGGCTTGTTGTAGCCTCAAAAGCTTGTTTTCTTCCTCTAGCATCTCGGCTCGACGGGTTGCTTCGTCAGCGTGTGTGTTGGCAGCATCTACTTTGCCGTTTAACTTGTCTATTCGTTTTTTAAACCCGTTTGGTCTTTGTGATTTAGAGGCTGGATTTAGAGGCTGGCTTTTCCTCCCCTTCAACGATAATTTCTACCTCTTCCTCAACATCTTCGGCCGGAACAACTATTGTTTCCCCGTCCATTTCTTCCGATGTTAATTCTGTAGTAATAATTTCGTTTTCGGTTTCTATCGCCTGTTCGCTCATGTTGGTTCCTCATCATGGTATTGAGTATTTTACCGTGGATAACGCCACGTTCGTATTAGGCAAGCTATGCCTGAATTATTGTAGAGTCCGTACATCTGATGGCCCTACTGGTATTTCAGAGAATCGTTTTAATATCTGTTCAGATCTCTTTATACCGATGTCTGTTACTATTTCTGCTGTTTCAGCTTTAGTCTTCTCGGCTGCTGCTAAATCTTTTTGTGCTGATGCAATCTTGCCAACACTTGCGGCTTCTAAATTCTTAGCCTCTGCTAATTGTTGAGCGGTTGCAGCTTCGACCAGTTTATCATTCGGATCTGTTTGCCCTTGTGCTTGCGCTACAATTTGCTCCTCTTCTGGAGTTTCAGGTTTAATTGTACCACTCTGTAACATTAATTTCCTATTTAAGTCCTTAACGCCTTCAAGCCCCGTGCCTTCAATATTTTCTATCCATGCACCAACTAGAGCAGGTTGTAGTGAGCTGTTCTCTCCGACCCTCTCAATAACTCTTTCAAGTGATCCAATCGTTGCCGCTTTCTGTGATTCATATTGTGGGCCTAACTCAATATCAACGCTAAAACGTCCTTTTGAAACATCATTAATTGTTATTGGGTTTCCAGTTTGAGGGTCTAACGAGTTCATGTTTATTTGTTCATGCCTTATCGTGCCGTTAAGCCCTAGGACTTTCTTCATTTGGCTACGGGTATAAATGTCTCCGCTGATAGACTCCCAGACTTTTCCAGAATGTTTAATTGATTGATGGATGTTGTCTGTAATTATTTGAGTGTTTAAATCTTCACGACTCTTTAGAGCGTCGATTGCTTTGCCTGATGCGTCTGGATTAATAGCGTCTTGAGGTGCGTTGCCTGTTTCTCTCTGAACGAAGTTAGACACTATATCCACTACGCCTAAAGTGTTTGGGTCTACCTGATTAGCTGGTAATGTTGGGATGCCAGCAAAAGGCATGGGCCTGCCATCAGCGTCTAATTGTGGGTCAATATATAAAAATGCTTTATCGCTCTTATTAGCCCATGCATTCTTAACGTCATTGCTCTTGATTTGGTCGCGAGTAAAGATAGGCAGCGAGCTACCTGAAACACTAGAGTCCTCGGTCATTCTTGAAACGCTAGTATTTAACACACGATTAGCGTCTTTTAACTTACGAACAAGCCCTCTGAAATTCTCGACATTAGAAACGTAAGTTCTTACGCCGTACATCGGGATAATAGGTAGCCACTTACCGGGGATACGCTTAGGTTTTTCTAAGAAATCATCTCCATTAAAAATAGACTTCCATACTGTACGCCGCTTCATTGTTCTTTTACGGACAAACTCCCAACCTAAAGCTTCTAGCTCAGGCTTGAGTGTTCCCATTTCTTTTTCAGGATACGCTTTGATTTGATTAGCTTCGACATTCTGCCAAACCTGTACCTTTTCTTTAATAACTTTTATTTCGTATCTTTCTGCAACATAAATAACTTCACGAGTAGACCAATTAAAACTAAGCGAGCTTTCTGGAGCATATGCGCTAACAGGTTTTGCGTCTGGCCATTGGTCTTTAAATGATTCTGGGCTGTGGCCAGTTAGAACCGTGACCCGTTTAGCGTCTGCTTTATCTGCTCTCGTTGCTGTTTCATCAAACATAACGTGGTCATAAGCATTAATGATTGGAGTCCATACCGTTTCTTGGTCTTCGTTTTCTGGATCTTCTTCATCTACAAACCGAGTGGATATTTTAAACGCACCCATACCACAAACAGCCGTTTCATAGATTGAGTTGTCTTGTGATATTTGCCCGTCATTGTCTTTGAAGTCAGACCGATAAATACCATTTAATAAGTTAGCGTCATCTGGACTTGTATTTGCATCATCGGGAGTAAATACAACATTGGCGCGGTTTAAGTTCCGCTCTCCTATGTATCTCATTACATAAGGGCTTGTTATGTCAAATTCTAGCTTAACCCTGTTATCAGAGTAGGAATCACTCAGGAAGTCTTCCCACATTCCTCCATCAACCCCAATAAAGCGCATGTCTTCATTAGCGGCTAATCGGGTATATCGAATTGCATCATAGTCTTTCGACACATCATTTTTGTATTTGTCTAAATCACTCATCTAAAACCTACTCGTTGAGGTATGATAATTTCTTCATAGTTTTGAACGGGTCTAGCGATACCGGGGAATAGCTCTGTGAAAGCCCATACAAACCAATCCAATCTATTCGGAGATCGTGCGCCGGTGTAACCTGTAGTGGTACACGCCAATAACTCATCTTCTAGGTCGCTGAAATCGCCTATTAGTTTAATCTTACCGGTTTCATGTAGTGCGCTGATAGGTTCTGCTCTCACTGTTTTGCCTCTTGATGCGCTTACAGACTTATATGATACATTAGGATTGGCTGTTTTAACAACAAATTCGACCATTGCGCCGCCGTAGTTCGTTTCTGCAACAATTCTATCTGCGTTATGTCTCTCGTATGCGCTTGCAGCAATAGCACCCCATTTAGCAGGGCCAGCCTTTACGGTTAAGTCTTCAAAGACGTAACCAATACCATCTGAACCAATCCCCGCCACACCGATACCAATAGCGTCGTTGTTCGCGTTTTCGTCATCACTTGCGCCAGATGGATCAACAGCAACCACAACACGAACCATTGTTACGCCATTAGGTAGTCCGTCAACACGAGAGCCTTCGATAATATCTGTTGTCCATAAAGCATTTTCAGTATTATCCCCAAACTTGCCATCGTAAAATCTGTCTCTTTGTCGTTTTGGTAGGTCTTGTAATTTTTGAAGGTATGATTCTGATAAATTCTCAGCGTTATCCTTTGGATTCATTAGCATACAAGCGTAAGCGTCTGGATTCTTTAGTGGTCTATTTGTATCGGGGTCTTTTTTGTCAATGAATAACTTATATGTCCAATGACCTTTGCTTGGTGGGTTTTCATCAAAGTACATCTTCTGTCTTAATTCGTGCGTTTGCCCATTTCGTTCATAAGTACAGACTTGAGCTAATCGAGTGATTAATATTAGATAGCCCTGATACGCTATTTGTGAACACTCGTTAAGGAATATTGATGCGTACTCATTGCCGAGTATCTTTTCTACTCGGTCTTTATCATCTAATCCACCAAACCATACTTGAGATCCATTATCGAACCGAATAAACCAATCCGTCTTATCTAGGTGATAAGTTATATCAGGAAAGCATAAGGACATCATTTTGGGGAAGGTGTCGTGTATTACTGAGGTTTTAACGTGATTAAATCTAAATCTTAGGACAACGTGGCGTGATTTCTCTACCGCTAACGCTCTCCATGCAATCGTTCTTAAGGTTGTGAATGTCTTTGTTGAGCGCGAACCGCCGTACAATAATAAATAATCAGCATCAGAACCAAGCATTTTAATAGCTTCGTTTTGCTTGTCGGTTAATTTAAAGGGTGTTTGCGTCATCGTCTGGCATTTGAATGGTAACGTGGGAGGTGGTGTCTACTTCTGTCTTGTCTTTCCATTTAAAGTTGTTCTTTAAGCTAAAGATTGAGCCTGTTACCGCCGTTCCGGCCAGTCTTTGCTCTAACGACATCTCCACTCTTTGCTTCGCGGTCTTTACAGTCGCAAGAAATTCGCCTTTCTGCTCGTAATTTCTAAATGCTTCTGTAGACATGCTTAATGTATAAGCAAGCCCCGATATAGAGGGAACAACATCTTCAATGTTTTTTATGATTGCTAAGTCGTCTTCTAGTAGGTCTTCTAGTAATGAATCGTCATCCGTTCTTTGTATGCGGCAAGCGAGAAAATATAAGTCAATAATGCGCTGCATCTCTTTTGGGCTTGAGTACTTAGGGGGTCGTCCTACCGCTACCATTTCTTGCTCACATAAAATCGTTTAGTTTTAACGTCTTTTTCGTCTGTTGATGCTTTTACTAGGTTTGCAGTTAGTGTGTACTGACTTACTAATAAATCTTCTGTTTCGTCATTAGTGAGGAATCCTGTCCACTTATCATCTATTGCTGTAACGGTTCGATTAATTGAAGTGGTGTCATCGGGGTATCGCTTTAAGTTTAACGTACACACCCAGCCGGATGTTGATTCGCCATCGAGGTCGAATACAAAAGGGAGTGATTCGCCTTGTTTAATTATTAGCATACTGCGTCCACGTCAAACTCGACACATAAACCTATAATTACTTTATTAGGGCTTGCGCCTGTATCGGTATAAGTTCCGTAAGCCTTCCAAGGATTCGAGTTTGCTCTGCTGCCTGATTGGTCTAAAAAGGCTGGCTCTATATCGTAAATTAGATACTCATTAGCAAGGGCTGTGATAGGTGAGCCATCTGGATCGTCAAAAGTCACACCAACACCACCTAAAGCAACTTCTGAGGCTGTTTGGGTTTTAGTTATCTCTGTGCCATCAGGCTTAATAAAAGTAATTTCTAGCTCTGTGTTTGTGGACATATCCACAGACATATTAGCGTAAAACTTTTTTCCAGACTCGCCAATTACAAACATAAACAATCTCCTAAATATGTTTCCATGTTACCCGATTTATTATACTGAAAATAGCCGACTCTGAAACAGAATGTATTTCGCCTAGCTTTTTATGGGTAGCTTTGGTGTATCTATATATCGCACGAATGTTAACCACGTCAACCTCGCGCAGCCTCACCCGCCCATTTTTCTCTCCGGCGGTATCTGGTGTTTTTCCTCGCCCTTTAGCCTTCTTGTCGGCCATATTGTCTTGATGCGCCCCCAAGAATAAATGATTAGGGTTTACGCAGGCGGGGTTATCGCAATTATGGCAAACAAGCAGATTTTTAGGGATCTTTCCATGTGTTGCGGCGTATGATGTTCTATGAGCTAACCTATTTTCTTTACCTCTAAAGACTCCATAGCCAGCAGGATTCTTACAAGCCCCCCACTCCCAGCATTCTTCTGGGCCTTTAATGTCTACCTTATCCCAAAACCTTTTCATATTATTCCTTGGAGCTTATGCCGCCGCCGCTTGTGTTGGCTTCTGAGTCTACGCCGCCGCCTAAAATATCGGAAAGACTGTAAACGCCTCTTGCTAGATACATTTTACTGCTTATCCCGCCGCCTGTCGAATTTGAAAGGCTATTTATTCCGCCGCCGTCTATATTTGCGGTTGATAATATTCCTCTACCTATTCCTGCTATTGCCTCTGCTAATTCCTTAGCAACAAAACCAAGATAAGACTGGTTAGGGAAACCAGTAGCGCCTAATCCCGTTATTTGATTACCGGAGAGGGCCATTATTTCATACCGTGATTTTCATGGAATCCATATCTGTTTTCTGCTGACTTCCTCAAGCAGGCCGCCTCAAAGATAGCGCTTCTAACCCCGAGATATATTTGCTTTTTGTTAACGTTTATTACAGAGAGCCATTTAGTCATATCTTTTCGCCAAGTCACCCCTGTAATTCCAGATTTATTATTCAAATACATTGTTTGATTCTTGCTATTTAGCTGAGGATCGGAGTTTCTCAGGTTTAAAAACTTATTGTCATCTCGAATATGGTTTATGTGATCAATCTCGCAGGGGTGGTCTCCAGTCATATATAGCCATGCCAGCCTATGCGCCTTATATGGTTTCCCGTCTGCGTATATTACAGTATAGCCCTCGTCATTAATTGATCCGGCAACACTACCTTTTTTTCTTCCCCCCCGATCAAATATTCTAATAAATACACCTGTTAGTGGATTGTAGTCGTATAGCTCTTTCAGTCTTTCTTGGATTATCATTTCATGTTGGCTCCGTGACTTGAGGTTACCGCCGTAGTAACCGCTGTGATTGTCGCTGTTTTCGTTGACCCATCGTAGTCAGTTATATCGGTTGCCTGCTGATTAAGTGTTCCAGCGTTAAATATTAGTATTCGACCGTTATAAACGTCATTAGTTGAGCTTGCGGCTGAACCGTCAACATTACCTAAGATAGCTGTAGTGGTTGTGCCGCCCGTAAACGTGCAAGGGAGGCCATCTGCTGAGTTGCTGACAATATAGGCTAATTCGGCTGCTGTGGGCGTTCTCGCTTCCATTTCGGTGTTGGTTGGCCCGTCGTAATCAGATAAAGCCGTATCACACTCTGTGTTCACCTGTGCGGCGCTCAAATCATTTAACGCATTAATTAATGCGGGAATATCAGTGGTTGTGTCTGCTGCGACAATATCCAAAATTAAATCTAATCGACCACCATTAGCCCAGTCTGTTTGCAGCTCATTAGTGTCTGCTACTATTGCTGCCGTTGTAGCAACAACAGTGTCCGTCTTAGTTTCTATATCAACAGTGTTTGCTAATGTGGAGGCAACGTCTGTGCGAATATCATCATAAACTAATGTAACTGCACCACCTGAGTTATCAGTAATCTTCCAAGCACCCTGCACATTAATTGTTCCGCCTGTGCAACTTGCGGCGATGACTAATACACCCATTCCGCTGATAGTCATGGTATCCGTACCCGTATTATTGAAGTTTCTAACCTCAATACCATTACGGAAATCACTTACACTTAATTCGTGGCCGACTGCTGCTGTCGTTCCGAAATCAAATATCATCGGAGTATCAACCAGCAAAGATCGGCAATTAACCATTCTTATAGTAGAGTAACCGCGCCGACAATAGAATCTAATATATCAACATGCTCTGTTGCTGAGAGAATTATTCCAGTTAAAGGGCTTGCATGGTAGATATGAGTGCCTGAATAATCATGGCCTCCCATATTAGCTGTGTAACCAACACCATAAACATTGTAATCATTAAAATCTCCCGTAGGTGCAAAGGTAGAATCTGATGAGACATTAATATTATGCAGAGGTATTGTGCTTTCCATCGTAATAATATCAGCAAGAGAGTCAGATGGTTTATCTGCTGTACCATTTACATATACTTCTGTGCCTGCTGTGCCTTCTGCTGTGTCTAGCCAAAACATACCGTTAGCATAACCCACTGTTTGAGATACTACAGCGTAACTGGTAAAGATTTGATCCATATACAATGTGGATGTAGTTAATCCACTAGCAGCGTAGAATCTTACTCTTACCTTACCTAGATTAACCCCTGTGCCTGTGTGTCTTGTTAGTAAAGATCGAGATCTTTGTACGTTTGTAGTAGACCCTTGACCATCAAAAGATCCTATTGCATCCCATTGAGTATTTCCCCAATCATAGGCATACATCACTAAATCATCATTAGCGGAGTTTATTCGTCCAAAAGTTTCTACTTCTGTAGCTACGCCAGCTCCGCCAACATCAAACTGATAATACAACTCCATTGCACCACCAGTATCGGTATGTTGATGAGATGTGCCGTCACGGGTTTCTGTGTCTGACACTGTGCCGCTAGATTGTGTTCCTGTTGTCAAAGTGTAGCTTTCTGCTTGTACGGATATAGCGGCAGAGCCTACCGCTAATTGGCCAACTTGGTCGGATGTTGCTAAAGCGGTCAAAGTAAACGAACCAACAAAACCTGTCGGGTTCTGTGAATCTACTGCTAACGTACAAAACACACCATAAACTCCTGCGCTTGCAAAACCATTTGCGGCTGTTGCTGCTACTGCGATTTCGTGCGCTCCTGCGGGGTAATTAGCGTGAGTTAATAAATCAGGTGTACCGCTTAAAACGGGGGCTGCTGATGCTGTTGCACCGCCTAGCCTAACGTCGAATAAAGGGGTTGCACCATCCCCGCCTGAGCCTGATGTGTCGTTAGCTGCGAAGTATAAGTAAGCCGTGTCTTCTAGGGCTAAGTTTTGATGTCCGCTCATTGAAGTGCTCCGTTAAATAAATCTGCGCCCATGTTTGAGCCTTGTAATTGGTTAATTATTCCGCCTGATGGTGCTGCGACAGCTGTTAAATCTATGTATTGTGTTCTTGGTTGAAATAAAGAGCAAGGGTTTTTAGCTAGGCTCTTAAGCTCTGCTAACGAGGGGGTGTAAGAGTCGCTAACAACTAATTGCTCAAAAGACGCGGGCAGTTCTGCGTTGTAGCCTGTGCCTAGCCACAAGCTAGTGGATGCTGTAGCACCTAATGCGCCGCCAGCATAAGTTTCCCACACCCCTTTTGATGACGCGTAGAAATCATGGGTGTTTGCTCCATCAAAACAATATATTATAAACTGCTTCTTACCAACTGTGACGGGAATATCTGTAAATCTATAGCCATTCCTCGCGTATAACCGTAAATTAGACGCGTCTTGAGCACCAAGAAATATGTTAGGCGTTCCATCTCGCGCCACATCAGCAACTTGAAAAATACCTTTAGATGCCGCTGTTGGTGCTGCAAGCACAGTAAAAGATAGGAACACAAAAAGAGGGTTTGTGTTTGACGTTCCTTGGAAGGTTGAGCTTTTGTAGCAAATCCCCGCTTCGTCTATGTCTTGACGCGCAAATTGCATCGACCCATCTACAGGCTGGTATTGATAAGGTGTTGAGCCGTTTGTTGTGTCAGCCGTCCAACTTGCTTTCTCAGCATCGTCGTAAGGTTCTGCACCTCTATTCGTTAAAGATAATAAAGAGGTGGCGTTACTTACAATAGGATTACTAAAATCCCATTTAGGCTGATTAGGTTTCTTAGTCCAAGGTATTCTACGAGGGAATAAAGACATTATGCGCTTGTGAAATTAATGCCAGTGTATTTAGCTTCGTGATTACCTGCTGTAGCGTTAAGCGCAACATTAGATTGATTGTGTACGACTAAACCCCAATCTTCCGGCAATACACCACCAAATACCGCAGCTAATGAAGGACAATGCCATTCATACTGATGGTTTGATGTTGTGTCGTTTGTGATTGAAGCTACAAAGAATAAATTGCCTTCTTCGCCAGTATCAGGCGAATCTCCATCTGTACCCGCCATACCTGCTGTGAATGTAGTGCCACCATCCCATGTGCCGTAAGCGTAAATATCAATAGTCCCTGCTGTTGGTGAAGTCCCTGCCGTGATAAACCCACCTACTGCAACATCCATATATAAAGTGACCGCATTAGTAACTGAGGCCGAGCCATCATAAGACCCATCAGCTAATGATGCGGGTGTCCATGTTACTGTTCCTGCTGTTGCGTATGCTATGCTTGAAGTTGCCATTATAATCTTGCTCCTATTACATGACCTTCTCTAACGTGGCCAATACCAATTTCTTGCGCTCTTGAGATTAGTGATTTTCTAGCATTTACTAGATTTGTTCGTGTTGCTGTACCTGCACCGAATAACTCAACTTCTCTTGCTTTCGCAATACCACTAGAAGTATCAATAGAATTAATAGCACATAAAGCATCCCACTTAATCTTGTCTGTCTCAGGCAATGCAGCATACTCTATATCATCGGTAGCATTAAAAATGTCACTACCTGATAAGAACCGAGCAACAAGCTCTTTGTCTTTTACATTTAATAAGTCAGCCACCTGTTTATCTGTCAGGCTGTCATATGTAGCAGGGTTAGCCGCTAGTTCATCTTTAATTGCTTGTATCATAAATCACCATTAAAAAGTATATAGCAGAATTATAACACAGGTTTGGGGGAGTGTTAATCTATACGGTTATTAGCCGCTTCTAATATTCTAGCTTGGCAATTCTTACAGGCTGTGCGAGTGCTTTTGCCTACCTTGTAATCGAAACCTCGGAGACTATCCTTTTTCTCCTTGAGGCATTTACCGCATCGAAAACTACCTACCATGCGTTAAACCAAAGCCCTGTGCCATGTATAATCCCCACAGGAAACACAAAAGCCCCTACGACTAACAAAACATACGCTCCCGTTTTTAAACAAAAGAATATATGCGTGAACCACGCCACTACTGCCCAAACAATTAAACCTGATCCAATTAAATCACTCATTTCATTCTCCTATGGTTTATCTTCTTCGTGAGGCCATATTACCGATACGCCCAACTTCTCGGCTGTATGCCTGTTTAATACTTCATAAACTTCTGATATTTGCTTAGTATCTAAATCTTTTGTGCTTTCTACATCAAACATTGCTTTAGCTATTGGCTTAAACATTAGCATTTTAATGCTTTCTAATGTCCAAGGAATCTCAATTTCTGGCTTTAACACCATTCGCATGTCTTGCCCTGAATCATTTAATGACTCTGCCAACATAGTAAAATACTTATGGAGGCTGCGATTCTGTTGAATTGTTCTATTCACTTCTCTGTATGGCTCAATCTAGCGGCTAATGCTTTGCCTATATCGTCATCGCTTTTTAACCAAGAATCCAAATGAAGCTGTAGATATTCCAGATCATCGTCATACCCTTCGGCCTCGGATCTCCTAACTAATTCTTTGTCTTGTTGGTCGGTCAAAATTATTATGTATTCTCTAATTTTCATATTAGCCCTGTAACGCAATAACGGTTTTCATATGGTTGCTAACCTGTTTTTGCATATGCTTTGGCACTCTCTCGAATCTTGCTAGCTGCTCATTCTTGGTTTTCCCTGCTTCTGTCCAAGCCTGATATTCTCCAAGACTGTATTTGTTTTTAGTTAGCGATAATTCGTTGATAGTTTTATTTGTCACGCCACATTTTCTTGTGCCAACCTCAAATATTTCATCAGTATCCTTTAAATTCGTGCAGCATCTTGAAATAGACGTGTACTCAATCTCTCCGTATTTACCGCGATATATTTTAAGTATCTCTTGACGTGAAAACGTACCACCGACTGACATTATGCTTTTTACTCTGTCCTCTTGAGACGATATATGACCTAACTCTTTTTCTTCGCGGAATGATGCCTTAGATGTTGAGCGAACCATAATTACACCTGAATCGTTAAAGGACACATACGGTAAGATTGAATAGTTATCGTGTAACTGCTGCCTAAATAATCATAAACACACTGCTTTGTCATACCTGTCTCGCGCTCGTATTGGAAAAAAGCCGTTCCCGCGCTGGCTGTCATTGATATAGTCAGTAATAATACCGTGATTAATGTTTTCATTTTATTCCCCTCGTTTATATTAAATGCGGTGCGTTTTCTATACACCAACCTTGTAAATCCTTAAACGCTTCCTCGTAATCTGGTTTTTGCATGTTGTGCTTATTCTCACTACACCATTCCCAAATATCAGGATATTTCTTTTGGACAAACTCAGCAAAAGCTAAGGGTGCGCCATGAGCTGACATTTTATTGTCGAATACATGATGCTTTGAACATAATAAAATACCGTTTTCAGGATTATGTCTTGTTATCTTATTCGCCCTACCTATTAGGTGATGAGCGTCTAAATTCCCCTTGCAATCATTATTTACAGCGCATGACTGCCATTTTTCCCTAATAATCTTTTTCCACAACTCATCGGCTTTTGTTTGCCAATATTTAGAGCGCGGGTTGTCCTTTTTCTTTTGTAGCTTGCTTTTCATGCCGCCTTCTTTACATAAACAGAGTAGCGATAATTAATCAATGACTCAGACACATGAAGTTGAGCGGCTATTTTTCTAGTCGCTAATTTGTTTCTCTCTTTCATCTGGATTTCAATTAACGCCTCGCCTGATTTCATCTTATTCTTTAGGTCGCGTCTTTTATTTATATCCTCTTCTTTGTTGGCAGCTTTTTTAATTCTCCTAACCTCTGCTCTATTCCAGTTTATCTTGTTAGTGAGAGCTAACTTAAAGCTGAATATTTCCATCATTTCGTTATTCTTTTCTAATGCTGTCATTTTCCTCACCACTAAAACCGTTGGAGTGCCGCCCTTGTTACAGGCGGCTAGTATCCGTTGTTGTTTCTCCGTTACAGACATGCCGTACATTAGAAGTTTGGAATGTCGTTATTAAACTCATCAGTCTGATTAGCTTGTGACATATCAGCCGCTTTCTGTGGTGCGTTTTGCTTTGGCTCGTCTGCAAAGATTGAAGCAATAACAGAATCAGAGCCATTTTTAGCAATGCCGTTAATTTGCTGCTTTAAAAGCAAGCCCGCCATATTGATAGATGGGTCTAAAAGAATAAACTCACCGTTATCATTTGAAAGAATTACTCCTACTTTCACATATTCGCCCTTTTCCTCTCCTTGTGCGTTTGTGTATTTTCCTGTTTTTACCACGATTCTTTTAGCCATTTCTTATGATTCCTTTAATAGTTTAATAATATTGTCGCGCTCAACAATGACCGCTTTTAATTGTGACTCTAAAATCTTGTGAAAATCTAAATCCGCATCAACTCTAATAATTAATTCTGGTAAATCAGGATTAAAGAACATTATCTCAGCGTAATCATATCCGCTCACAAAAAGCTGCATCTGGATTTGACTAATATAATCTGTTGGTGCTTTGTTATTTTTCTTATGGTACATAATTGCTTTTATGTGGTTTGTTGGCTTTAAGCATTTTATCTCTAATATGCTATTGCCGTTCACAATCCCGTCAGGCGATGCAATATATAAATCATTATCATCAACCATCATCCCAACCTCTTTTACTTCGCAGTCTTTTACCATTTCATAAAGGGATCTAGCGGAATCTTCTAGCTCTGTCCCTCTTTCCGTCCACGCGTTCCCATCGAAGGAATCTAAAGACTTCTCGGCAAATAAATCGCCAGCCAACGCGATAGCATACTCAGCCATTGATTTTGATTCTTTTCCTTGGCTTGTAACTAGCTTTTTAGCGTTTGACGCTGATGGCTTACCGTTTCTTGCTGCCCACCATTCGTCGCTATATTGATCGCATGTTATTATTTTCATTTTAAAGTCCCCTCGTTAAGATGTTTCCAGCCTCTATTCCACACGTCACTTATCGTCCCAGATTTCACATTAAACTTATTAGCTAAAAAGTCTTTTAGGTGTTTATTGTTTAATCTTGTATTTTCAGGCTTTAAAGATTTTATCTCTATTGCTTGATCGTTTGTTAGTTTTGATGTTCCGTGATTCTCGCCTTTGCTTTGCCTATTTTTTTTAACCCTGTCTCTATCATTATCTAGAGGCGTTCCTAAAAATAAATGGCTTGGATTGCAGCAAGGAGGGTTATCACATTTATGACAAACAACAAGCCCTTCCTCTATTTTTCCGTGAGTGAGCATCCACGCAACTCGATTCGATGGTTGATGCCTCCTATTCAGCCAAAATGCGCCATAACCTTCGTCTTTTCTTCTTGGCGCAGCCGTCCACGGCCAACACTCGTCATCGCCTTTAATGCTTACTTTTGACCAAAACCTCTCTAGAAGTGGTGGCTGCTTGGCTAGTTTTGCCGCTCTTGCTATTTTTATGGCTTCCGTTCTTGTCATAACGCAATTCTCCAATCAAGGAATTATCAATCAAAGGATTTGCAGCAAGCGGCTGATTGAATTCCGCGTTTCGGCCTCGATAGCCTAGCTGCGAAACCATTATACCTTATTTTTTAGCCTTTGCGCGAATAGCTGAGTTAATACGAGCATCAACAGTTTTATATGCTTGCATTGATACACCTTCGATAGAGTTGACTTTTAAATCACGCTTAAGCCAAGAATTAAACTTTTCGCGGTCAATTTCATTCTCTTCTATTTTCGCGTCGAGAATATTAGCCATTTCTTCTGTGATTAATTCAACAGGTTTTCCGCCGTCATTATCTTCATCGCCAGAAGACAAGCCAAGGATGGCGAAAAACGTGTACCTTTTTAAATATTCAACAGCCGATCCGATAGCCTGAATGGAGTTTTTACTTCCGCTCGTTTCTGGGTCAGACGTTAATGCTGTGCTTTCACAGTGGCCGCCGATGTGAGTAACAATACATGTTACGGTAATTTTATTCTCTGTCTGCTCTGTTTTCCATGAGTGGGATAATCCGCATGAAGAAAGTAAGCTTTTTAGCTGGTCTACTGTCTCGGCTAATCCAGCAAACTTTGAGTTATGCCCTTGCTTTGTTTTTACGATTGACGGGCAATCCGATCTGAATTTGCTCATAGCCGAAATATAAGCCTTCTTAGCCTCTGTTGCGTCTTGGCGTTCTTTTAAATCCATAAACTTTTCGATGGTCGCTAAATCTGCGCCCTTTTCGATTGCCATAGCAACATAGTCGATTTTTACAATATTTGACTCTGGTGCGTTAATTCTGATTATTTCGTTCTTATCCATTATATTTCCCCTCGTTTAATAATCTTCATCTCGCATATCCCAATCATCATCCTGCTTTTTCTTGCATCCTTGATATTGTGGATATTCAGCATCTAGCTCGCGGCGTTTTTCGTTGTTCGCTCTACGCTCTGCGGTTTGTTCTTTTGACTCACCCATTAGATTATTAATTATCTCTGTTGGGTCTAACTTTTTGTTTAAATCAATCATTTTATTCCCCTCATTCAGTGAAATAACTATAGCAAATAGTATTACCTAATGCAATACATTATTTGATTAATTTCTCGTTTTCTACTTCCATAATCGCTCGGCCTATTAACTCAGGTATTTGCGGGACTACTGCGTTTCCTAATCTTTTAAATCTGTCCACTCCGGGGGAAAGCCCATCAGCCACTCGACCCATTCCGGGTTGATCCATTGCCCTGCTAATTCTGGATATTCTCTCGCGCCCCACTCCTCTAAGTTTGCGTGATAATCCTCCCTCAAAAACCACTTGTTCCACATTGTCATTCTTGGGGTAGGCGATAATCCAGACGCGATCCCTGTTTTGAGGTCTACCAACGTATGAAGCCGGAATACTATGCCATTCTGCATCGTACCCGACCTCGGCCAAGTCATAGAGAAATTTTGCAAACCATCTTCCTTGTTCTCCACTAAGCAACCCTGCGACATTCTCAAAAATTGCATATCTTGGTCTACACTCGCCAATAATTCTAACTGCTGTCCCTCTGTATTTTTTACCATCTAGCAACCTCACATCTTCATGCATTGGAATGTCTGGCCAGTGCTTTTTCAACACTCTCTGGGCATGTTTATCAAACTCACAAAAAGCTATTGTTTCCATTCCCGCTCTTTCTAGGCCAAGAGAGAATCCGCCTATTCCGCTGAATAAATCGAGAACCTTTAACAACTTCCCAACCCATCAGCATCTTCCTTTGGGTCATAATCATCTAAGTCCCCCGTGACCAATCTGGCCATAGCTGCGACCTTTGCTAGTTCGTGACATCTCAACTCTTCCTCTTCGTCACACATTTCATGGAGCTTTATTATCTTATGCGCCATTTCACGGCTTATATTCATTATTTCTATTGGTGTGTGCTTCATATTATTCTCCTAATCTATTTGTTTTTTTAGATTGTTAGGCAAATCGCCCAATTCAATATCTTCTGGTATGCGCTTTATTAAATCCACGCTATAAGATGCTAAACAAGATAACCCGCCCACAATATAGAAAGGAGTGAATAGTAATCCCATCATTAGGAAAAGGAATCCGTTCAATAATAGTAGATGTTCGATTTCTAACGTAATCATTTGACTACCGCCTTAGATGGATTCCAGTTTGTTATCTCTTGTATTTCTTCCCATGTTGTTTTTTCTTCTGGGGGCTTCTTTTTTCTTAGCGCGGACTCACTCCATCCTCGTTTCTGAATGGTACATCTGTAACCAACCCCGTTACTGCTAGTGCCGCTATGAAAAACGCCAAGTATCTCTGTTTCTGTTCCGTTATATTCAGGGAAGTCTACCGAACAAATAATCGCAATCTCACCCACTTTAAATTTGCTCATTTCACTTCCCTTTGCAAATATCTATCAACCAACACATCAAACACGCCATAAAATAATTCTTCGTTATTACATCTTACGGCTCTCGTTAGAATCTTCGCGTCTATTTCGTCGAGCATCCCGATAACTACTTTTAAATCTTCAATGGTAAAATTCTTTCTTCTGCAATTTACTTTATCTGCGAGCTTCTTAATATCAGAGTTAGTCATCTTCTGTGGTATTAGTCTTGGAATTTCCATTTAGAACTCCTTGTGGGGTAAAGTCATAAAATCCCAGAATTGTTTAATTAACGTCTTTCTCGTTAGGCGTTTTACATCTCGCATAAATAATCTCATTTTAACATTCTCCAAGTAAAAACTTAATCCGAGTCGCGTCTGCTTCACTCAACACTAGATCACCGTTTTCGTCTGTTTGACCTTTCTCAAAACATTCGCTTATTGATTCCATTGTTGAATGAATATGAGATATTTCTTTTTCAAGTTGTTCTCGTTTATTAGACATTTTTATTATTCCTTTAGTCCGCGCTTATCGCCGTGAGCGATTGCAATTAACCCACCTTTATTTGCTCTCCAAAACTTCAAGGCTGTTTTACCGTCCATTTCAATTATTCTATTATCATCATAGCCTAGCCAATCTTTAATAAGATGTAATTCACAACCTATCTTCATATGCTCGTCGAGAATAGTTATATCCCAATTTAAGCCATAGATAAATAAAGGCTGTCTTTCAATGGTTATTTCGTCGGTGTATTTTGTCTCGCGCAAGTCAGTAGAGCTCAAGTCAGCAGAGCGCAAGTTAGCAGAGCGCAAGTCAGCAGAGCGCAAGTTAGCAGAGCGCAAGTCAGCAGAGCGCAAGTCAGCAGAGCTCAAGTTAGCAGAGCGCAAGTCAGCAAAGCGCAAGTCAGCAAAGCGCAAGTCAGCAAAGCGCAAGTTAGCAGAGCTCAAGTCAGCAGAGCGCAAGTTAGCAGAGCGCAAGTTAGTAAAGCGCAAGTCAGCATCTTTTTTAATCGCAATCTTTACCGCCAAACCTAATTTAAAACCATAACTCTCGTTTTCGTATTCAGCATCTAATTCACATTCAAATTGAACATCGCCCGTAATTCTATTTTTAATCTCGAATTTCATAATATTTCCCCTCGTTTTCAATACTATTGCATACCGTATCACAGATAGCAATACATATATTCATTATCTTCATTCTTATATATACGAAACAATCAGGCAAAAGAAAGCCACAATTAAGTGGCTTGTTATGCGATATTATCCGTTATGCCTCGGTCTGGATTTCTGCCCACACCTCCCAGAAGATGTTATGTGAACCTTTGCGAGAGGTACGGGCACTGCTATCTGTCTATACTTCGTACATCAGAATATTAAGGCTCGCTCCCACTGAAAGGAGTTTCGTAGTCTTATACCTAAAGATATAAGTCAAGCCTTATTAATTTGCTCATCTCTTACCAAATCGCTTAGACCTATTCAAGGTGGACGCTTACGCCCTTTCGGGTGAGCTATATATAAGCGCGCTTCTATTATAGCACACTGTGTTGTATGAGGGGTTATTCAGGGGGTTCTATTTATTCCAGACAAGCCCGTCCCCCGTACTTCACCACCATAGGGAGGTTACAAGTAAGTCACCGCTGTATCACATGCTGTCTTTTATCGGAGACCAGCCGCTTCACTCTTGATCGATCCAATTGGCTCAAGACGCCTTTTAACTTCCTGTGATTCGTTGCATGTTTATGACCGTTCTTGTGACAGAATTGGGTCGGGTCGGGGTTGGCCCCAGCGTTACTATTATTCTACTTTTATGCGCTACGTTATATGGAACCAGCTACAAACCGTACCAATCTTAGTTTTTATATGTGTTTAATATAAACGGACGCTTATATATTGACGTTGCATTACATCCCTCGCTATAATGCACACATATATTTTCTGTTGATGCTTGTAGTTTAACGATTAAGCACCGTTAGCGCAAGTCAGGAATATGCCTTCGCCCTATGCTGCGAAGTTTCAACCAAAGCATCTGAATCCGCCCTCCGTCCCCTCGGTTTGGCGGATTCTTCAATTCTGCCTATATATAAAGTATGTAGAATTTCTAAAAGTACGTCTAATATCTAAAAGTATAAAGTATAAATATGTATTGCGTTAAGTAATACGTTGGGCTATACTTGGGTTTTAATTAACTGAGGGGAATGTTATGAGTAAGCTGACTAAATTTTACATTGAGTCGTTAGTGGCTAGAAAAACTGATTTAGAGTTATCGGATTTTAGATTGATTGAAAAAGAAAACCTTTTAACGGTTACGCCTGAAATGGTCGCAGAATTATTTGGGTTTATGACATCAAAAGAGCAGGCGCAATTTTTTAATCATGTCGATGAGGTTTGTACGTCATGGCACGGCGGCATAGGTGCGTTATCTATTCAGGCTCAATATATAACCGATGAGGATGATTTAAGTCTTTCAGGCCGTAGAGTCATGCAGAAAATAGGTGAGTATTCTCACTGGGGTTTAGTCCCACAAGCCTCTAGCTATGAATAAAGAAGATCAAATAATATCCCTACTCACAGAGATAAAATTATGAATTATTCAGAAGAGTTCGAAGCGTTATGGAATTTATACCCCAAGCGCGCAGGAGGAAATCCTAAGCGCAAAGCTCACATGGCATTACAGGCTAGAATCAAACAAGGGTACGACTACGGCGATATTATGGAAGGGGTTAAGCGTTACGCTACTTATTGCAAGGTAATGGCTCTAATCGGATCTCCTTTCGTGCAACAAACAGCGACTTTTCTAGGATTGAATGAAGCATGGGAAGAAGATTGGGATATTCCACAGAAAGAAGTTAAGGAAACAATCGACCAGAAAGGCAAGCGGCTAAATATGCCTGCTCGAATCGGGGAATCTATGGATGATTGGCAAAAACGGATTGCTCAGGCTAGATAGGGCTTATAGATATAACTTAAAGGGTTTAGAGGAGAAGAGGATGACTGTAAATTTATTGCACATGGATTGCATGGAATATATGAAAACCTGCAAGGATAATGAGTTTGATTTGGCTATTGTTGATCCGCCTTATGGGATAGATGCTGCAAACATGACAATGGGCAAAGGTAGCGCAAACGATACAGGGAAACACGTGAAACGTGATTGGGATAAAAAAATACCACCTGCAGATTATTTTACTGCAGTTAAGCGAGTTAGCAAGAATCAAATTATATGGGGCGGTAATTATTTCTTAGATTACCTTGGAAATACTCGCTGTATGATTATGTGGGACAAAAAAGATTATAACTCTGATTTTGCTGATGGCGAATTGGCTTGGACTAGCTTTAACAAAAATACAAAGATATTCCAAAGAGCTAGGTCGGCGCAAGGAGATAGCAACGGTAAAATCCACCCAACACAAAAACCAATAAAATTATATGAATGGCTGCTAAGTAATTACGCAGAAAAAGGCCAGAAGATACTTGACACCCATCTAGGCTCAGGCTCAAGCGCAATAGCCGCGCATTATTTCGGTTGTGATTTCACAGGGATTGAAATAGACGAAGATTATTATATTGCAGCATGTAAAAGATATATGGATGAAACGGCACAAGAGGCGTTATTTTAAACGGGTAATTAATTTAGCCAATGAAGCTGAAATTATCTCTTTCTTTTCGACGCCGTTCTGTGCTGCAAACGCGTTTAGTTGGGCTACTGAATTAATCATCATGTCGTTATTGTAGTGCATAATGCACGATTTGTCACGATCTCCGTGGTTTGTTACAATTAATTTGCGTCTAGACTTAGCGGTCGAAAGGAGGGATTCGTTACCCCTCTGGCGCAAATTCAGTAACGATAATTCTTAAACGGAGAATTGCATCATGGTTACGCAAGAAGAACTCAAAGACCGATTAAGGTATGAGCCTGAGACGGGCGACTTCATAGCAATTAAAAAAACATCTAAGAAAACAATTGTAGGCAGTGTCGCGGGGTGCGAAAACAATTACGGGTATATTCAAATATACATAAACTATAAGCCATATAGAGCGCACCAGCTTGCGTTTTTATATATGACGGGGGAAGTCCCGCCTGAAATAGACCATATAAACAGAATTAGATCCGACAACAGATGGATAAATATTCGCTCAGTTACACGCGAGCAAAACACACAAAATAGGACTTTAAGCAAAAATAATTCATCCGGATACAACGGCGTAAGCTTTCTTAAAGACAGAGGAAAATGGCAGGCGATGATTTGCATAAAAGGGCGGCAAAAAAGCGTTGGTAATTTCAAAACCATGAAAGAAGCGATACGAGCAAGAAAGCTCGCAGAAAAACAATATTGGGATCCAGTACCAAGAACTGCAAAACACTAATATTCTGCGATTACCAATACATTAGCGATATTTATTGTTGTTTTAAGTATTGTTGGGGGCTATACTAGAGATATATTATATAATTATTTGGAGTTAAAAATGAAGAAAAATGAACTATTTAAACTGATACCTGTTAGCTACCGCTTTGATAAAGCACCGAGAATTAAAGTCGGTGAGTAATTTCGATGAGTGGTATGCGTTACCAGCAAGCAAAAAGCCAGAATATAAAATCTGGGGGCTAATGAAGCAAAGATGCTTTAACCCTAACAATAAGGATTATAAGGGTTACGGCGCGAGAGGAATATTAATGTGCGCCGAATGGGAGGAGTCGTTTTATTCTTTTATAGATGATATGGGAAAAAGGCCATCGACTGACTACTCTATTGAAAGGATAAATAATGATGACGGCTATCACCCAGAAAACTGTAAATGGATTTTAAAGTCTGAGCAATATAAAAATAGGCGGGGAACTCGCTTTATTACATTCAATGGGGAAACTTTAAACCACACGGAATGGAGTAGAAAACTAGGCTTGGCGGATAATGTTGTCGCTCACAGAATAAAGTCTGGATGGAGCGAGAAGCTTGCGGTTACAACAAAAAACTCAAGCAGCAAGGTAAATGTTGCTGCGACGGATAAGGCGTACAAGCGTGGATTTAACGCCGCAATAGATGAGGCCGTGAAGGTTGCTGACAGAGAGGCAGGGCAAAGATTGTCTGATGTTGAGCTATCAGCTAACGATATAGCGGCTGAAATCAAAGAGCTAAAACAATAGGGGGTGGTAAGGATATGGGTGATTTTATGCCGATAAGATACAGGGAAAAAACTTGTGATGAAAAATTAAAGCAATCCCAAGCCGCAGTATTTGGTATGCAAACAGAAATAACCACTCTAACCGCAGAGCTTGAGGGTTGTAGAGAGGTTGTGGAGAAAAGCAAACGATTCCATGAAGCGGTAGATGCTTATTCAGACGGATCAATAGGTAGGGCTATGTTCATTGATGAATTTTATACTTTTGGTGGGATTCTCGCAAAACAACATTTAGGTAAGGGGGAATAATGCTAAGAGTAAATTTACATGAGCTACATAGAGTAATTGGATATATTGACGAGATAAATCAGGAAGACTTAGATGATATTGAGTTTATATTCGATGGTGAAGAAGTTTCACCGCCTGAGTTTTCGGTCAACAATTGGAAGATTGTCGGCCTTAATAATCTTGATTTTATTAAAGCATACATGCCATTAAGAGAATCAGAATAATTTACTACAGGACTATAAGATATGAAAAGATTTACAGCATATAGAAAAGATATGGACGAGAGAGAAACACATACTGATTTACAGAAAAACCCAGAAGCAGAGCCTCAATATGAGGGGGTTATTTGGAGTGACGGTACTGTGACAATTCGGTGGCTAACCCCGCTTAGGTCTCATTCAGTATGGAGTTGTTTAAGTGACTTGCTTGGCGTTCATGGTCACCCAGAATACGGAACGGAGATTTTGTGGCACGACTGCGAGCCACCTAAAGAGTGGTTGGATTTGATTAAATGACCCCACACGAATACATATTTTATGCCGCTTTAGTTTTAGCGGTTAGGTGGGGCTATATGATTAGAGTATGGAGGGAGAAGAAATGAAGTGGCTATTTTCTTTTGTGTGGCGAAAAAGATTAGAACGCAACGGCGAACAATTAAGAGTGGTAAAAGTTAGAGGATGGCGAACCGCTTTAGTTGAATCAAATATGACATCGAGGCAAACCATCCAATTTATGTTTAAGTTTTTCAGGTGGCATATTTAGCTACCACTCTTCCTCTTCTTTCTCTTTTTTCTTGCTTTGGTGTCTGGATACGCCCCACGCAGGGAAAGCCCCGTACAGAATCGCTTGCACACCGTCTGAGAGGTCGATAGCGTTGAGCTCACAGTACATGGCGAAGACTAACATTCCCGCTGAGGCAATCGGTCTAAACAAGCCTTTAATGATTTGCTCTGAGGCATAAGCTAACTTAACAAGGGCATCGACCCACGGATAGGTCTTAGCGTTAATCAGTTGCTCCATTTGCTTGAAGGCCATCTCTTGCACTTTAAAGGCAAATTCTGATTTCTTTGTCTCATCGACTATCATTTTATCGCCAATCTTAAATAGCGAAGGTAGGATGCTTGCAAATAATGCCATCATTAGTGAAATTCCTCTTTTAGTTTCCTGATTTCTCTTAAACACTGATTACAGTTACTTTTAACGATAATCTTTTTTGGCTCTGTTTCTGACATAACGCTTTGAAATGCTGCTGCTACTTCGTGTACTGCGGTTATCTTTTCCTGTTCTAAATCTTGGTTTGCCACTAATTGAGTGGCATTTGTTACCAAAGAACCAAGGCCAGTAAAGCAAATAACAACAATAAATTTATTATCCTTAACCACATCAGAAATTACCTTTAATTTATCCCATCCGTCCTTCATTAGAAGATCCAGTTTACAGCCGCGCCAACTCCAAACTTATTCCCTTCTTTGGATATTGAGCCGTTAATTAACGTCTTTTTATATTTCTTTGCTAAACCAAATGAAAAAGCTTCTTTACCGTCAAACATACCGACTGCTGCGCTACCTTGAAGGCTGGATTTACCCCAATAATAATTGTGCTGTGCTGCCGCTAGACCTAAAGCTACGCCATTACCCATCTGATTATTGATAATAGTCGTATTATTGGCCGACTCGCGATGATGGTATTCGCTACCATGAGAATCAGCTAACGCTAGAAAGAATATGACCGCGAACGCGCAGAATATGTAGATAAATTTCATTTGTGTCTCCGGTTATTATCCATGTGTCTTTCGAAGGTCTTGAACTTTGGGGTTCTTGTCTTCTGCTCGCCAAATATATATATCTGTCTCCTCTCAAACGCTTCTTGTTTTTTTGCTTGAGCAAGTAATAGAGCGTTTCGATGTTGGCCGCTACCTAATACTTTCTGTAGGGTAATATTAATCTTATTAAGGGTTTTATTAGTTTCCCTTATCTCGCTAACGGCTTCTTTGTTTGCGTTGATCTGTATTTGCATGGCAATAATCGAAGCTGCCGAAGTTAAGGCTAAGCCGCCAATAAACCAAATTACCTTTCTTAGAAAAGCGTCGTCCTCTCGCTTGCCAGTCATAGCCTATCCTTTTTTATTATAAGTAATCTGCGTTTTCAATCGTTAATTCATGTATCTCATGTGGCGAAACAATGTTGTAAAAATCAATAATTGACTGTTTCGAGTTCATAATCATATTAGCCGCTTGGTTGTAATTATCACCTAAACAAACGCATCCAACAACATCGCTCGGATAGTTGCCGACATGAAGTAAGCAAGCATATCGCTCGAAATCTTCATCTTTATAATGGCTTACCGTACCACCCACTATCGCTAAAACGTCACCGTATTTTTTAGAGTTATGCGGCACAAGAGAGTATTCGCCTTCTGGGATGCAAGACTTAAAAGGCTCGTTATCTTTCCACGGTTTTTCAGCCGTAAAAAAAACATTTCCACCGACCTCGATCGTACCGAAAGTTCCAACAGAGTCAGATCTGAATCGTCTGAGTATCACAAACAATGGCCAGAATCGAATGGTTTTAAGTATCGATTACATAATCTGTACGCTAACTTTTTACGCCATCCATCGGCTTTCTGATGTCTGATAATTCTGCCTGATAACGTCCACTCTCTCGGTAATTCTAAGAAACGGATTGAGCCATAAGTAAAGTTGAGTAAAATATCTATTAAATACCCAAACAAGAAGTGAGGCATTAAAGAATAGTAGTCAAACTTATTCGCTTTGATATGGGCTAGGTTCTTTTTCATCGACATGAATGAAATATAGTAGACCCATGTTAGGTAGAATAAGAGCCAGATTGCAGCAATCCCGAATAATACATCAATCATAATTTAGCCTTAACAGCGGTTTTAAGTTGTTGAATCGTTCTTTCTGGTAGACCTGCGTTTACACGTAAGCTGTTAATCTCCGACAAAACAACTAAAGCAAATGCTTTTAGAGTAGAGTCAAACCTAACTTCAATATCTGCCTCTATCGTTAGAACTGCATCAATCTCTTGCTCTGTTGGGGGCTGGCTATTTATGTCCCATTCAGACTGAACTAAGACCTCCTCTTCTGCGCTTAACGTGATTTCTTGGCCATTTACCTTTTTAGTCATCATGATCTCTTCATCCCATATAAGTAAAACTCACCAGATGTGATATTTCCTGTGGACATTGTAAACTCAATTGCATCAATATCGCTTGCTGCGGTTGTATGTACAGCAAAAACCTCTTGTTTTGACACGTTTCCAGATGGGTTTGTCCATGTAGCGAAACTCTCAAACTTCTTTCTTGCCGTTATACTGCTTAAACTAAACATATCAATATGCCCAGCAATGGCGTTATTAGCTGTGTTATTAGAATCATAAGCGAGAATAATACTTGTTGTTGCTGCTGCTCCACTCAAAGCCCCTGTAGTGATGTATTTTTGACTGTAGCTAAGATAGTTAGACGTGTCATAACTTGATCCATTATCTGTACTTGTTCTCATTCTAAAGTCGGCGGTAGATGTTGCGGCCACAACGTCGAGAAAAACAAGCCTAAACCAATCATACGTTGAAGACAGCCCTGTAAAGGTAACGCTAGAACTACCGCTGGCCGACCCGCTACCAACAAGTACTGTGCTTGCGCCGTCTGAGGCCGCATGGGTTACAGTAGGGTTTGTTATAGGAAGACCTGATGCTTTAGAAAAACTAACACACCTCCAGTCACCAGAAGCGTACTCATAAAACACCGCGGTATCTCCCGCTGCTGTAGTAATATTTGCAGCGCCGGGAAGAATTAAATCTGTGGCATGATGGGTTAGGGTTAAAATACCATCAAACTGTAGCGTGACGTGAGTCCCCACACCTACCGTAGCAATGGAGGTTATTGTGGTTGTTCCAGTTACATCAAAACTGTTGCCGTCTGTGCCTAAAGTTAAGGCAGATGCCGACACTATGTCTGCGCCTTTTGAAAGCTTAACTATCTCACTAAATGACGCTATATCTGTAACTGTTAATGGGTTAGATATATTAACTGGCCCAGTTAATGCTGTCGTGCCGCTAAAAGTCTTATTTCCAGCAATCGTTTGATTTGTCGCTACGTCAACAGGCTCTAAAGCGGAGTTAGTCATTAACTCAAACACTTCATCCGTTGAATTCCAGATTAAAGCTACAGCTTGATCTGCCTCAACATCCCCTGCCACCATTGCTTTATCGTGCTGCTTTTTAATGGGGTAGGTAGTTATTAGGTCGATAGTGAGCGTCATTGCGCCAGTATTCGTATTAGCTGCCGTAAAAATATAAACCTGATTCGAGACTAACGATGTAATAGTAGGGCTACCGTCTGCGGTAATCGCATCTGTGCCTTGAATATTAGTTAATACAGTATTGCTTGTTACTTCGTCTATCCCTAAAGATAAGTCGTTTAGCTTCTGCACGTTTGCAGAGTCTTCGACTTTCATCGAATATTTACCAGATACCCAAATCTTATTTAATGCTCGCCCATCTGGCCCGATTCTTTGCGGATTTGCTAAAGATACTGTTAAATCTCGATCGGAATAAATCGAGGCTGGATTAATCTTAGCGTCTAGCCCGTCTGATCCGATGTAGATATAGCCGTTATTTAGCAATTCACCTGTTGATTCGTCGGTGTATTGGGTGGTCTCGTTGATTTGTGCTGCCATGATGTTTTACCAGAATTTAGTAATAAAATGAAATGCAATATAAGTTGGGATAGCGAAAAGCCCAACACTTAGCGATAGCTGGAAAAATCCAATTATTCTTGTTTTCATTGCGCCTCTCTCTTTAATAATTCGTTAATTGCCTTAAATGCGCTCTCTTCGTTAATGCCTCTTATCTTTTCGATTCCTGCCGCGCCTAAATCTAACGCTGTACTAACCGCTGTTCTTTGTCCTGTTACTGCCTCCGCGCCTTTTTTAACGCCTTTACCCATTTCTCCAGCCAATGAGGTTCTAGCTGTTGGGCCGAATACCGTATCTAGCTCATCAACAAATAGCATCTGGGCGGAAATATCATCCGTAAACTTTCCGCCGTATTTCTTAGAAATTGAATCAAGATTATCCACAGCATCGACTAGGTTCACGCGGGATTGTGCGTTGCTCATCATTCTACGCAACAAAGTGCCTGTTGCCTTATCAGCGTTAGGGCCAAACAAGTCCATCTTTTTACCGGCAACATCTTGTAAGGCATCTAAAGCGCCTACTGTGTCTGCATAAATGGTGTTGGCCTTATTGTAATCTGGAAAATTATTATCTAACGCGTTATCTAAGTCGCGTCTTAGCGTTTTTAGTATTCTTTCAGTTTTTCCTTTGAGTCCTTCGCCTTCTTTGCCGTAGGTAACGATCTCATCAATATATCGTTTCATTCTGTGCATTTCATAAGCGTCAGGCATAACGCCTTTTTTACCGCTTGATAGTCGATTAACGATGTTCTTTATGGCTGCTTCTGGGCCTGTTAAGCCTTCAACATCAGAACCTTTGAACATGGGCTTTAGGTTTTTACTTATTCTTACCCCCATCTCATCCAGATTATCCATGAAGTTATTAATAGGAGCGTCAAAATCAGCGGTTTGGCCTTTCAATGCTTTCGCGGCAGTATCAACCTGCTTACCTGATACGCGGTTAACCTTTTTAATATGATTAACCCGAGCTAATAGGGAGTTACCAGCTACATCACTAGGTCGGTTTTTCATAGCGAAGATAGCATTTTCTTTGCCTTTCTTCATAATACCAACCATTTCGACCATCTTTGTTTTATCAATAACAGATGATCCTTTTACCGCAGCAATAACACTTTGATCGAATCCTTGTTTAATTGCTTCTTTTGCTAAAGTATCGCCTTTTACTTTGCCTGAACCATCGACAATATACTTTGCTAATGTTCTTTGTGGTGCGCCTTGCTCTACGCTTTGCGTAATCTTATTAGCTAACTTTTCATTCAGTATGCTTCGCTTTTTCATCATACCTTTAATTGGGAGAATCGAACCAACGATTGCAGGGGTAGACTCAGCGACAGCAGCAAACAGAGGGTTATCTGTAACTTCCATTGCTCTTTGCCCTGCCGTTTTACCTACACCCACGTCTTGTATGCTTTGGACAGTTTTGGCTGCTTGCTCTACGTCTTGACCAGATATTAATTCCGCTAATCCAGCTAATCCAGATATAGGGAAGTTTACTAAATCAACGCCTTTCTGCATTAAATCACCAACAGTTTGTAGTGCTTCTTGGCCTCTTTGGGTTTCTGGTGCGCCAAATTCCGAGGCGGCTTCTTGGACATCAGTTAAAACATCTTCCGCAGCTTCCGCTCCTATAAATGGCGCTGCAACAGCGGCAGAAAAACCGCCAACTATATCGCCGGCTAGACCGCTTGCAATAGCTTTGACAGGCTCGGCAACAACGTCTAACGCTGACCCTTCTGGCAACACTTCTTGTTGTGGCGTGACTTCTTTAGTCTCTACTGATTCCTGTTGAGATATAAAAGTTTGCATTTGCTCTTGTGCTTGCTCAGGCGTAGTTCCTTCTGGCACTTCAAAGCGAGCAATCTTTCCGTCTGGCATTTCAAATCTGGCTATAGGCATTATTTTTCAAACCCTAGGAATTTAATTTTAGGCTGCGGCTGTCCTGCGACAACATCCTCCTCTTTAGGCTGAAACTGTTGTTTTTTGTTTTGCAAGAATCCAGACATAGTGTTTCCCGGAGTGCCCATGAAAATAGCGGCCTCCGTTATATAATCAGAAAGTTTTCTTTGAGCGTCCCGCTTTCTTGTTAGCCAATCTCTTAGGGCTGGGCCTTTAAGTTTTTTGGGTAAGGCTGCGCTAAGAGCAAACGCTAACTCTGACTCGGAAAGAGCGCCGAATGTAGTGCTTCCAATAACATCGAGGCCCATCTGGGATTGAATATTATCTAATTCAATTGAAGCTTGTCTTATTGATGGCATTTTTGATTGAATCACGCCCGTTTTTGCGCCTTCATCAACCAGCGTAATAGCTCTTTCAATATTTCTGATAGATTTCTGGATGGGCGCTAATTTTTTAAATGCACCAACAGCAAGTTTTTGAGATTCAGCAGCAGCTCCACGCTCACCCGCTCTTAGTCCTTGTAATTCTGCACCTCTTTTTTCTGCATCTTTAACCAATACTTGCTCAGCTTCTTTGGCTGGGATAACTTCTGTTGTTCCGTCTTTACGGACAATTTGAACTAATCCGCCGGGTAGAATCTTAGATGATTGGACTTCTGAGACTCCGCCAGCCTTAGCTCTAGCCGCTACGCGAGGGTCTTTAATAACTTTTCCAGTTCGCACGTTACGTTGAGCAATAATATTTCCTTGCTCGTCAGTAACGACCTCGAATTCTTCTTGCTGCTTTAATCCTTGATCAATAAGCTTCCCAGCATTAGCTGCTCTTGTTGCTGTTCGAGTTAAAGCAAGATTAAATTCGTCTTGATTCTGAATGTTTAATAAATCAGTGAATGGCTGCGCGTCTTCTCCACGCTCGATAGCTTTTTGAGCAAGAATAGCCACTTGTTTTCTTTGGGTAGAAAAATCTTTAATGCCACGTACATTTAATGCTTGAGCGCCCGCTGTTTGGGCTGCTTGTTTAATCTTAATCGCTTTCTCTTTTTGGGCTGTCTGTGCGTCTTGACGCTGCTGGTTTCGCTTAGACTGCATTGCTTGGCCTATCTTGGCTGCAACACCCGATAAGTCTGGTACTAATTGGTAGCCCTTGGAAGTAACTAGAGGCATGTTAGCAACTCCTTATTAAGGGATTTGTAATCAACAGTGTCATATCCACCAAACTCTCCCACAAACTGAGGGAAAAACTCTTTAACCTGAGTCGATAAATAACCCATCGTAGGGAAAGACTTAACAAATGAATCGCCTAACCCATCAATCCATTCCCACTCGACTAGATTCAATGGACCTATTTCGCCTATTTTCTTAATGTTCTTCTTGAGCCTTGGGTCTGAAAACAACGAAGCCGCCATTCCTAGAATATTCTGCTTGCCTTGCGCTTGAGCTTGGTTAGCACCATAAATTCCAGATGCAATTGCTTCGGCTGAACGTGTTAATCCTGCTCCGCGTGTCGCACCTATACCGCCTAGTTGGTTTGCTATTTGAGTCGTAAGGCTACCACCTTGGCCGCTGCTTGTTCCTGCTGCACTTAAACCTGTGCCAACAAGGTTTTGTAGTCCTTGTATTCTCGCTATTTCGTCCGATTGGCCTCGACCAAACATCATATTTTCTATTTCAAGCGCTAAATCTGTTGGGATAGCCGCCGCTTCTTCTAATGCTCGGCCTGAGCGTGTTAACCCGCCAGCCGCAAGCTGACCTTCAACGCCTCTGCGTCTTTCATCAATTAAACCGCCGAAAGTATCGCCGCCCATAATCTCATTGAGGATTTCGTCTAATCCGCCGAGGGTTGAGCCTCTTTGTGGTTGGAAGCCTTCTTGTAATTCAGGTAAAGCGCCAACGCCAGCCGTAAGGAAAGGAGCAAATTGCTCTCTTGTGATTCCAAGCTGTTCAAGAGTGGCTTGTAGTCCGCGCTCTTGGCCTTTAGCTTGAAGTAATGACGCTTCTCTGGATGCGTCCGCCTGTAGTTGGGCCGCTGTTAATGCCGCTCTTTGTGCGCCTCGGCCTGCGAAATCTCCGGGGTCATTAAAATCATCCCAAAAGCTTCTAGTTTGAATGTCATCTGTAAAAGCCATTTTATTCTCCTAAACTGCAACCCAGCCAGTATTATCTGAGCCAGTCATTTTTCTATATTCTATTGTACCAGCACCGCCGGCAGTGTCTAAATAAACTTGATAAGGCAAGGCAGTTAATACACCTTCTGGCGAGCCTGTTCCCGTTAAAGGGGTATTGAGATTAACCGCTAACTCTAAAGACTCTAATAAAGACTGGAATTGAGCGGTAGGGATACCTTGCTCTGTGATCTTATCGCCTGATTGTGGTGTGTCAGCTATCATCTTTGGTTTACCATAATTCTTGTGGCTGAAAAATCAATATCTTCAACTGTTGTTAGGTTATACGCAAATAAACCATCGTAAAAACCTAAGCCTCCGGGGTAATTCCACTCTAGTTTATCAGAATACTTACCTATGTCAGCAGTGTTTTGATGAAACGGAGGGCCGAATAAAACATTGTCATCAGATACCTGTAAAGTAACCGACCCGTCTGAGCTATTATACCCCTGTGAGAGTCGATATTCTAATCTTTGGATAGAGAAAGAGCCTTCACTTTCAAACACGCCATTAATGCGGCGCTCGAAAGGCAAGTTATAGTCTTTGTTAACTGATTCAAACACGCCGATATTATCAGATGAAAAACTGTAGTACTTTAAATTAAACTCAACAATATAACCTGCTTGCCACGGACGGTTAATACCATCAACCCTTACGTCAAGCTCAAACCAATTCCCACCCATAAACCCCCACGAATGACGCGCAAGAGTAAAGGTGGCAATATCAAAACCATTCCACTTTATTCGTCCAGATATGCAATCGCTTAATTCATCAACAGTGTATGTTGAAAGGATAGTATCTATATATTCATTGGAAATCTTAGGCGCTAACCCTTGGCCGATAGAGTAAATACCTACGTTTTGGTTCTTCTCTCTACCTATAAATAGGAATGTATTATTAAACTCTAGTATTCCACCAATATAACCGTTATCAATTCGCGCGTTTAATCTTTGGAATGGGACTGTTGGGTTTCCTAAGTCTCTAAAGAACTCAAGAGAATCTGTGCCGCCGATAATAAGTTGATTTTTGAAGTTAAAACAGACTTTATTTAAATCTGGCAATTCCTCAGCATCAAAGAAAGATGATGATTGAATTGTGCTTGCCGCTCCAACATCAGAGAAGAAAGCTGGATCACCATTTGTGGGGACATAAACAAACCGCCCGTTAATATGACAAACTGAATCAGAGGCAACGTAATCTAGATCTGTTATTTGCGCAATAACATCAGACTTATCTAACGTATATCCGTTACCGCCCTTAACAACGATAGCAGCGGTATTAAATCCGATAGCTGTGCTTATTGATGCCGTACCCGCGATTGTGCCGATAACAGTATGTGAACCGTCTGTATTGACTTTTAAGAGGCTAGTTGACGCAACCTCATAAAGGCTGCCATTCCACTCAAAAGCGCCCCTAGCTACTTTTCCATTCTCACCAATGCCAGTTATACCGGGTCTTTGGATGATTGGACCACCAGCATTAAAACAATTCTTTAAGATGCGCCTTGAATTGGGAAGCCCTTCTGTACCTTCTAGACCTATTGGGAAATCAATCTCAGCCAATTTCCTCACCCTTATCAAAATAAGTGTTTGACCAATAACGGTTATGCTGGTTGCCTTGGCCTTTTGGTAAGGTTTCTCTACCTGTGCCGGGGAACTGCGGCTGCAATAAGAGAGCCAAGTTGTCCATGATAGTATTCGTTAAGCCCATAGGCTCTGAAAATTCATCACCAACAGCCTCAAGAGGCATAGCGCCAAATTCTATACTGTCATCTTGCCAACTAGAATACATAGAGTTAAGCGTGTCTTTGCCTACGTCTATCGCTTCTGGGCCGGCCGGCTTTAATGGTGAATGAGCGCCTAACCGAGATAACGCGCCTTGAACTAATTTTGTGCCAGTAGACATTTTACTTAGCCTTTTTAGGTGCTTCTTTCTTTACTGCTTTCTTAGCTTCTGTTTTTGGTTTCCATCCAAGCTTTCGAGCCGCTTCAATGTTTCCCTTTTGATCGTTTAATTCTAACTCTATGCCGTTTGGCTTAATCCAAATAGTCATATTAATCTCCTTAATTAAAAAGGAGGGGCTTTTACACCCCTCGATTATTTAGCCGTGACCTTGGCCAGCAAAGAACGGGTTAAGCGTTGCATAAGCTGGGTGTAAGTCGAAACGTACAATCTGCTTATTCGCGTCACCATCTGAGTATTTACTCACTCGGATTTGTAACCCATCTTCAGTTGTTGCCAACGTATCTGTTGAGAACAGCTTAGGGATAGGAACAGAACCGATTGAGAACGCTTGCTTGTGCCAGAATAGATTAGGCTGAACAATGTCACCCGCTGAACCTAATAGAGTCACAACCGCGCCGTTAGCTAAAGCAGCATCGATAGTATTGTATGCGCCTGTTGCCTCATAAATACCTGCGCCAGCAATA